GTCATTAACGAATGCTGTGGTGCTTGGTGTGAAGTTGGCAGTATAACGAGCAGAGTTTGAAATGCGAATCTCATCTATATAACCATCATAATTAAATCTAGCATCAGCAAATGTTGCACCAATTAACACATTGCTGGTATCTGTGATGTTTAAACTTGCAGATGCAGATGCCACATTGGTTCCGTTTAGATAGATGGTTTTAGTAGTGCCATCCCATACAAAGGCAATGTGACTCCATGCAGAATTTGATACTGATCCAGTATAGACTAAATCAGTTTGGCTTGGGCCTCTAAATCTAATACCGTCAGTTGTAACTCCCAGCCCTAATCCAGTTGCAGAGTTAACTCCTTTAAAATACCAAAATCTTGTGCCAACACCTTGATCAGTAGCTCCTGCCAGTTGAGGACGGAACCAACCTTCAATAGTCAGTGCACCTGTGCCTGTTAGCAAATCAGTAGAATTAGCAATAGACAAATAGTTCTGGCTTGCATCATCAAACAGGGCACTTGCACCACCAAACTTTGATTGTGCAGTTGATATCTGTGCGTTACCAATAGCAGTAATGCCTTTCTTAGATCGTAAGACCTGTGCTACTGCTGCCACAGTAAAACTTGCACCAACCATTGAACATAGGATACTCATTACGATATGTTTCCTGTTAGGATTGCCACGGTTGAACTAATGAATAAGATATTGCAAACACCACGAGTGGCTAAACTTACTGATGTCTTGTTGGTGTTTGTGCCTGCAATGTAGGCATTGGTTGTTGACAGAGTGATTGTGATTGCGGCTGTGTGATTGTTGTAGACTACCACAACATCGCCTGCGCTAAATGTTGAGTTAGGAACAGTAATTGAACCACCACTTGCTACCTGCACAAATTCTGCACGGTCACTTGTCTGTAGAGTGTATGAACTTGACTTCTCTGCACCAGCACTTGGTATTGAACGGAAGCCTACACCATTAGTGCCATCTGCTGTGCAGTTTGACAAATTGCCGCTTGCGGGTGTGCCTAACACTGGAGTAACCAATGTTGGGCTAGTAGCAAACACTAGACTGCCTGTGCCTGTTTCGTCAGTAATTGCTGAGATTAGGTTAGCTGAACTAGGTGTGCCTAAGAATGTGGCAACACCTGTGCCTAGACCTGAAACGCCACTACCAATTGGCAATCCAGTTGCGTTGGTCAATGTGCCTGAACTTGGTGTGCCTAATGCGCCACCTGATACTAATGGGGTAGCACCACTTGATGCGGCAGTTAAACGACCTTGAGCATCAACAGTGATTGAGGCATAGGTATAACTTGCAGGTGTGACTGCGGTATTGTCAAGGTTTAGAGTGATTGTGTCTGTTGCTGATGCTACTGAACTTAGGCCAGTGCCACCTGCAATGGTCAATGTGTTACCATCATTAATTGTTTGACTAGTGCCACTATCACCTGCGGCTGTAAATCCAGTCATACCTGATGTAATCGTTGATGCCACAGTGATTGTGTTGGCATCTGTTCTTGTTAAGGTTATGCCTGTGCCTTCTGCTAACTTGACATCATCTGTGCCTGCCGCTGAGTCAGTTAGTCTTAAATTTACACCACCAGTGCTGGTTTCTGCTGATATTGAATAGGTTGTGTTGGCATCTGTGCCGTTGGCTGCTGATGTAATACGACCTTGTGCATCTACTGTGACATTGGCATTGGTATACGAGCCTGCTGTGACTGCGGTATTGTCTAGATTGAGCGTAACAGTCTTTGAAGTCATTGCTGACGATAAACCTGTGCCACCTGCAATGGTTACAGTATCGTTTAGGTCAATAGCTTGACTGCTTCCGCTATCTCCAGCAACGGTAACTGTGGCGTTTTGTAAGTTGGTAAAGTTTGCGTCACCTTCAACAAATGAAAGTGCAGAGCCTTTACCCGCTCTGGTTACGATTACTGGTTTTGTCATTTTTATTCCTTGTATAGTAAAAGGGGCACAAGGGATTGTGTCCCAAGTGCCCTTTATGCGCTAAAGATTAGGCTAAGCTAACAGTTAGGTTACCGCTAGATACTTGGAATGTGTCGCCAGTCTCAATGGTTTTTGCAGTTGTAACTGCGCCGTAGAACAATACGTTGCCACTTGTAGAAGCATCCATGATTGCCACGTGAGTGATAGTGCCCCAGTTGGCTGTGGCAGCATCAAAGGTCACAGTTGCGTTGGTAGCTGATGTGCCAGAACTGGCTGTGGCAAATGTCACTGCCTTACGAGCGTAGCCTGTGCCTGATGTAGATGTTTCATCAGTCAATGTGCCAGCTTCTAGGTTGGCTGCGGTGTTTGTGCTGGTGTTGTTGAACAAGGCCAAATATAGTGTTGATACACCAGTGTAAGGTGCTGTGCCATACTTGAGAGTGTGGTCTAATAGTTTGTTTTCTAGGTAATTACTTGCGGCTGACATATGATATCTCCTTTGTTGATAAGTTGTCTGAGTTAACAGACAACCTATCGTTGTCTGTTGTCATATTTCTACGACAGAGTATTTAGCAGAAACCTAAATAATCACTGATAATCAGTAAAAAAAGATCAAAAAAGATTTAGTTTGTCTGCAGACTGCCTGCGGCGCCAACTGTGAATATATTAAAACTAACTGTGAAGTTGGCGGCTGAACTAGGGTTATTTGGAGTCTTATGAAGAACTCTTAATTGTAATTGATACTGTTCACCTTTAGTCAAGGTGGCAAATATACTAAGAGCAAAGTCAGTCCAGTAGTAGGCACCTATACCGCCTGAACTTTCACTGACAATTAAACCTGAAGTGCTATACAATTCAACAAACACTAGCACGTTGTCATTGCTTTGTCCAGTTGCACCACTGCTGTTTTGATCAAATAACACTTGTCCTAGGTAACTGCCATTATAAGGTGCTGTGAATGTAATAGCATCAATTAAGATTGAATCCTCATAGGTCACTGTGGCGCTTTGTGGTATTCCTGAGTAATTAAACAGACCTGCCAATGCTGATATCATATTTCCTGAATTAACCATAGCTTGATTTTCACTGCTGGTTAATGCTTCATTGGCATCTTTGGGTAAGATGCCTGTTTTCTTTTCACGTATCTTGCGGGTTAGTCCTGCAGTTGAATAGACATCAGCATCATATTCTAGAGCAGTGATGGCAATGACTAGGCCTTCAGCATCATCTTCTTCCATTTTAATTATGCGGAAGACCTTGCTGGTATAACCATAATAACTGTTGGTAACATCTATAAGATCACCCGCTTTGAGTCCTAGATTAGTGTAATCAGTTCTAAAGGTTATGACCTTGTCTATTCTACTTTGTTTTAGTTCGCTCACAGCAATGTATTCTGCCTGAATGGGATCATTGATTATGTCTAGGCTAATGTTGAGCGTGTTGTCTAGTTCATTGGGGAATCTCAATGCTGAATCAAGTTCAAAGTCAATGTAGTCAGTTTGATCACGTAGATCTTTGTGTGGGAATTCAATGGTAACTGCATTGTAAAGTTCGCTGACTCCAGTGCCTGTAATGTTAATACCACCTATGATATTGGCATCTGTAAAACTGGCAATACTAGTGCCTGCACGATTGATAATCACTGACCACTTGCCCTCACTGATGTCGTAAGTAACCCAACAGCCCACGGCATTGGCCAGCATATTGACATTCTGCATCACTGATTTGTCAGTGCTGACCACCCCGTTGATGTTAAAAAGTCCTGACAGTATTGTTGACATATTTTATTCCTTAACTAGGGCAAGTGCCCCAAATTGGTTGTCTATTTGTTTTATTCCAGGCAGTAGTTCCTGTATCCCAATCTGTAGGTTCAACACTAATGCTGTTTACACACCATCTGTTTAGATTTTGATTGAATGAACTTGCTCCATAGAACATACCTACAAAGTTTTGTATATTTGTTGGAAATGGCAATGTGTTAACTCTGCTAACATTCCACATACCTATGTCTCTATTAAATGATGTGGCATTATTGAATATATAACTCCAACCTGTAACATTGCTGGTATTCCATAAATTTAAAGGTTGATTAAACGATGTAGCATAAGCAAATAAGCCAGTCATATCAGTCACCTGCGATACATTAAATGTATTGCAACTACCATTAAACGTGCTAGCACCATAAAACATTCTGTTCATATTGGTTAATGAGGCAGTATTCCAATTGGTCAATGATTCATTGAATGTGGCATTACCATAGAACATATAACTCATATCTGTAACATTGCTAACATTCCAAGAATTAACACCAATGGCTTTATAAGAATCATTAAACCCTATATTTCTGTTATCATAAAACATTCTACTCATATCTGTAACAGATGCAGTATTCCACCCTGATAGATTCATTGTGGTTGTAGAACTTTCAAATGTGCGACTCATATTTGTAACATTTACAGTGTTCCATCCACCTACAAGATCAGTAAAAGAACCACCAGTTAAATTGCTTTCGTAAAAACATCCTCTTAAATTAGTTACTGTTGAAGGCAGAGATGATAATCCCCAAGGGTTCGTGGCGGCAAAAGCACCTTCTAAACTGTTTAGATTGTTATTGTATCCAAAGTCATCTACATATTTTAAATTTTGCCAGGCCGCAACTTCAGATATGTAATTGTTAATTTGTGTAAAATCGTATCCCAGTCTAGTAAATGATCCTATGACTTTAACCTCTACTATTGTATTAGGATTTGCATAATTGTAGGTATGTGAAGCCCAACCTGAAACTGTATGAGCAGATATTGCGCCATCACCCCAATCAATGATACAATTATTTGTGCCAAATAATGGTATTGAAACTTTACCAGTCCCTGCTTCACCTGATCCATAATCAAGATCAAATCTCAATGTCATTGGAGGGAATTCCGTAGGAACTGTAATTATACTGGCTACTGTGGTCATAATAGATTGCAGTCCTTTTGCTCTTCTACCAGTTATACTAGAATTGAAACTAGACTGAATAATAATTGAATCACTTAATGTAGGAATAATAGATTGGCCATTGCAACTTAATGATGAAGAAGAAGTTATGGCTCCATTGGACAATACTACAGGACCTTGAACTGCAAATATACTAGAACTAGAAGTTAGGCTAGCAGAAACTAATTTTAATAATTCTGGTTCAACAGTTAAATTACTTGAGCTTTCTAATAATGCATCGTAGAAATATAAAGGATCGTAGACATAATAAGTTCTTGCTTTACGTAGACTTGTTAATTGATCAAAATAACTAATCTCAACTGCCACGCCCCATCTAATTTTACTAGCATAATTTGCAGGCAAAGTCCAGTCAGGATTTTTTAAAGCAGTCCATTGACTGACCTTGCTGATTCCTGTAAAGGTATAGACCTGTCCAACTGTGGTCAATGTGACACCAGCAGGCACACTGGGCCAGGTCAATGTTGAACCAACTAATGGCGCACTAGGGTTGCCTAGAATAGTAAATTTAATCTGACACAGTGCTGTTTCATAATTGATAATTTCTTCTATTTCAACACCATTTGGTATATCTAGATATGATGTGGAAGAAACTGTAATTACTTGATTATTACTTGGGTTTCTGTCAAAGATTACTTCTGCATTTCTTTGATCAGTAAAAGTTATTTCAGTTTGACTGTGGCTGTTTAATTCTGTTAGACTGTTCATACATTAATTCCCTCAACAGCAATACCAGCACCATAGCGACTGTTGGTTAGGTAATCATTGATAACATCACCAGCTTCAGTCATGGTGTTACGAATTTTGAATTCTAGATTACCAAGGCCAGTAATTGCATTTTCTTTGTTGTAGGTCACTTTGACTAGACAAAATACCAATTCATTCATAGTGTGATTGGCTGTCCAATTTGGAAACCTAGTGTAGGCTGCGGCTGTTGATCCAAATACCCCTACTGGAAACACTTGATTGGCACTGCCATTGTTGTAAAAATACATCTCAATGAGGCCATTGGGTTTGTTGCTGATAACGCCATCTTGATCTTTGAAACTTTTTACAGTGACACCATTATCTTGAAATACCACTTCATTCTGATTCCAATAGACACGGTCAATGTTGATCACTGAAGGTGTGCCATTGATTAGATTGCCTGTTCGTTCGCAGATGGTGATACAATACCACATCACTGTATTGTCACCTGTCATCACTGCATCAGTAACAATGCCACCTGTAAATGCCGTGCCATAGACTACGGGTATACTGTGAGTGGTGTCTGGATCTACCTGTTCGCGAACACCAAAATCAGGTTGAGTGGCATTTTGTGTTTGCGCTGTCACAGGCACAGTGTTTTCTTTCTTAACAGTATCCTGTGTTTGGTTTAGAATAATTGCTGAACCCACTGCACGAGCAATGGCTCCACCAGTTGAATTACTGGTTAGTAGATTGAGGGCGCTGGCACCAAAGTCAATGATTGAATCAAGAAAACTCATTGTTTAGGTGCTCCAAAGTTAAATGTGGCATTTTCCAAATTGGGCACACGATCCATTGATAGGTCAGTGGGGAAGAATTTCTTTTGACTTTCAGGATTGGTCTTGCGTCCTGATATCTTTCTGTTTAGAACATCCACTGCTGATGCACAACTCAACACCAAAGTATTTGTGGCCACACGAGTCTGATTGTCCCATTCTTCATTGATAGCATAGTTGTTCACAAAACCGCGAAAACGTCCACTTGGGTTGCCTGCAATGCTAAGTGCTGTGCCTGTGGTTGCATTTGAAAACAGTCTATACACACGCACTGGTGCACCTTTTAGTTTTGAGTTTACAATCTCTGCAATGCTGGTTGCTGGTATGCCACTGAGTGTGATGGTTAATTCACCTGAACTCACACGCAGTTCACTGGCGCTGGCAGTGATCCCCATTAGACTGCCCAATGGTGTATATGTTTCACTGTCAATGGTATAGGTAGTAATGGCATCTGAAAATCTCAACACCTGTGGCGTATAAGGACCACCAGCAGTTAGACTGTATTCATCTACTTGAATTCGCACAAACAGATTGCTCTGCACACTGCGGTATGATGAAAGATTGGGTGTGCCCATTAGATAACCTCAACAAATACAAATGCGCCACTCCACGAAACCTGATTGCGACTAAAGATAGTCCATTCAGGAAAGTCTGTGCAGAGCACGGTATAACTTTCATCACTGGCTGGTGCTGTGTTATTGTAATACCAAGGGAATCTAGCATAGGGTATTGAGATTGTAGCTGATGTTATTTTGTCCAAGGCCTCTGCGGCAATGATATCACTGCGAAAGGTGCTCCAGGCTAGACCATCTGGCAGTTTGACTTCAAAACGCTTGGGCTGTGTGCCGCGACTGACTGCACGAACAATACCGTTCCTGGCAGTGGTTGTTGATACTTGTCGTTTTCTGTTCACGCTGATTGTTTCAGCATTGTTTACTATCCATTGAAAGGTCATTTTTATCTCCTTGCTGGGCTAGATCTAGCGCCCATCATTGCTACACCGTGTATGAAACTAGGGTCAGCGGCAATCATTGCTTTGAAACTTTGTGCATCCACGGCATTGATGTTATAGGTTACATTGCTGCCACCCCCCATTGGTGTTACAGTAGCAGGGCCGCCAACAAATTCTGGACCATTCTCACCAACAATACCAAACTTGCCTGCACCAATTTGACCACCATTGGCAAACCAGCCATCAAAGAGACTGCCAATGCCACTGGCAATTGAATCAAAGAAACCGCCTCCACTATCACCACCGCCGCCACTAAAGATGCCGCCAATGCTGTCAACAACTCCTTCAACAGCATCATAGATTCCTGAGCCTACATTTTTAACACCATCCCAGATTGTGGTTGCGGCATTCTTAACGCTGTCCCAAACGCCACCTAGGCCACCTTCTCCGCCCATAGCGCCACCACCGCCTCTGGCGCCACCAGCTGCAACATCATAGACATACATTGGATTATTGGCTGATGTGCCTTTGCCTGCATCTGCTCCACCTCCACCGCCTACTCCAAATATATTACCCAATTTACTTAGAACACCACCTAGGCCATCACCTGTAGCTCCGCCAAATACACCAGCAATAATCTGCTTGAGATTACTACGCAATAGATCTTCTGCGATGCTGTTAACAAAACCTTTCCATTCAAACTTGCCTGTTTTCACAAAGTTAACAATGAGATCTTCCATTCCCTGTGTGGTTTTCTTGAATAGACTCTCTGCCTGCTTGGCTGCATTAGTAGCATCTTCAACATATTCATTGAAGGCATTCTTCCAACCAGTTTCAAATGTGCGGCTTTGATCATAAAGTTCTTTGTTCTTGCGAACGAGTTCTTCACTGCCTTTAAGACTGGCATCCATATACTTTTGCTTTTCAGCATCAGTCATTAGACTACCACGACGTGCTTCTTCTGCCGCAATTTCAGCTTTGGCTCTTGCTTCTGCATTGGCCTTGATTTGATATGACTTCTTTTCCATTGTGGTCATAGTCATGGTGGCCATTTGATCTTGAACTTCTTTAAGTTCTTTTTCAACTTCAAGACTGCTACGGCGTTGGAATACTTCTAGTGCATAAGCAGCCTTGCGAGCTTCACTGTTGGTAATGGCAGCGTTGGTCAGTGCAATATCAGCTTGAGCCTGTTCTTTGATCTTGGCAATCTGTTGATCTATTAGGGCCACACCCCCACGATCCTTTTCGTATTCGCTTAGACTGCGTTTACGATCTTCTAGCTTTTTAATTTCTTCTGCGGCACGACCTGATATCTCTGCTTCAGCCTTGCGTTTTTCAACCTGTTGACTGCTAAGTCCTATCAGTTGAGTGTTTAAGGTAATAGCATCACGCATCTTGGCATTGCTATCAGCATAACTGTCTACTACACCTGTAATTGAATTCTTAAATTTGTCATAGGCATCAGACACTGCTCTAACTGCTTCTGACTCTTTGGCTAATAGATTGCCTCTTTCTTGTAGCAGTTTGGTTATTTCAGCATTTCCACCACGACCTGCACCAGCTGTGCTTTCTTCTAGTGCTTTTTTATTCTCGTTAGCAAAACCCAAAAAGCCTTTCAACTTGTCATAGGCGCCGCCAATGCTGTCTGTTATGGCCTTAAAGGTTTCTGGGAACACTGCTTTCAATCCCAGGACGGCCACGGAAAGGCCTGCAATAACTTTGCCTATCAATCCAAAATTGCTGATAATACTTAAGGCAGTGCCTCCAGCGGCTGTGCTCGCCAGTCCCAGTGCTACTGCCAATTCTGTTACTGCGGTGGCTGCTGTCACAAACACACGGAAACCTATAATAACTGCGGTAAGTTCAAGCGCAGTTTTCATAAAGTCTGACAATTTTATTGGATCTAATTTGTTTACAAATTCAGCTAGGGGAGCAATAACATCTAGTAAGGCCAATTTCAAAGCATTTGTGGCCTTGTCTAATTGATCCTGTGCAGCCGCTGCCTTGTCAATGCTGGCAGCATAACCTTCACTGGCACGACTGTAGTTGTCAAAGGCTTCTGCTAGTCCAGCAGTGGCTACCCCACGGAATTCTTTGCCCAGTAGTTGTGCCTTAAGTGCGGCCTGTGTGCTCTTATCTGTAATGCTGCCTAGACCTTCTATTGTCTTACGCAGGATGTCTGTTTCACTTAGTGTGGCTAGATCATTTAGACTGACACCTACTTTGAGAAATGCTCCCTGTAGTTCACCACTGCCCTGTGCGGCTTCACCAATATTAGTTACTAGTTTAAGAATGGCCTTGTCAGCGCCGTCTGCTGATCCACCTGCGGCCTGCACTGCCTTTTGAAAGCCCAAGATGTTGCTAGTGGCAATGCCAGTGGCTTCACTGAGATCTTTAATGTTGTCTGCAAACTTCAGCAGATTGCCTACAATACTGCCAATGGCCAAACCACCTAGAACATTTTTAAATTTACTAAAACTGTCTGTGACACTGCCAACTTTGGTCTGTAGATTGTTTAGGGCCTGAACACCAGCTGTGGTGTTGACATTTACATTGTAATTTAGATTTGCTGCCATTGCTTACCCCTTGACAATTTTGTCAACGTGTTTCTCTAGCCACACCTCAAAAGGTTCAGTCATACCCTTGGGTGCCTGCTTGCTATAGCCTTCATCAAGACGACCAGCATAGGCATAGTTGGCCTGTATTGAATTGCCACTTGCAGTGGTCTTTCTACGAGCATTGCCTGAACGAATAGGAGTTAGACGTTGGTATTCAGCAAGGCCTTGTTTGGCTATCTGGGGTAATTGTCGTTTTATTCTTGCAAGATCGTCAGTGACCTTGTTTTGAATATCTAAATCTATTTTAATCATTACGGCTCCTTTGGCATTGCTTTAACTTTATCCATCATCTTTAACAGATCTTGTTCGCTGTATCTACGATTGTTGGGAGCAGCCTGACCCTTGCTCTTGGCTTCGTGATATTTCATCCACCTCTGATATGTGTCTGACACAAACAGATCAAATGTGGTTCCTTTAGCCAGGACCTCACTAGGCAATAATTTATAGTTAACAGCGAGGTTGTGTATAGTGATTAACATTCCTGCTTGATCACTGGCCCAGTCAACCTCCTCGCTGATTACTTTCCCAACGTTTCAACAATCTTTTGGATAATACGAATCAAAATCTGTGTAGGCAACATTATGTCACCTTTGACCACTTGCTCACCTGCTTCATCAAGAATCAAACTTCTAACCACTTCAATGATTTCTTTTGGATTGTCATTGCGTATGCTGGCCAACTGCATAAAGGTGTCAAGAGGTTGACGGTCCCAGGTCCAGAACTCAAGGCTTTCACCTAGTTCTGTGATGGTGGCTTCATCGTCAAGTGTTAGCTTGATCAATTGTGGTTTACTGGCTATTTGGTTGATTTTCATTCTATTAGTCCTTTGATCTATTCATCAGTGTATGTGCCACTACCAAGAGAAACTTGATACGGCCTTGTGCTTTGTCTATATCACCACGAGCACACTTTATTTCATTAGTGGCCTTGGCAATCTCTGCTATCAAACTCTGTAGGAGTTCTTGGTCAGTCTTTGAATCTAGTATATCCATCTGCTTACCTTTGTATTTAACTTGAATACAAAAATAGGAGCATAAAAGCCCCTATTTTCATTCGCTCCCAGGAAGGGATTAAGCCGCTACTGTTGCCGCTACTAGGTATTCGCCTGTCACTGTGATAGTGATAGGAGTTACCCAAACAGGTGCATCAGCACTTACTGTTGGTGCTAGACCAGTGATGTATCCTTGACCTTTGATCCAACGATCATTGGTTGTGGTTGAACTACCATCGCCTGCCGCATCTAGGAAGCGTAGAGCAAATGCGATCTTGGTCTTGTTACGACTTAGACCCATTAGGCCCTGCACTGCCACTGCTGTGGTAGAGGCTGCATCCAGTGTGGTTCCAAAGAATGTTGCTGGATCAACAACACAGTTCATAGAGATACTGTTTGTTGAAGTAGTTGCAACTTGTTGTTTAGCTGAGGAATCTAATTGACTCCAAGTAAAAACGTCGTTGCTTGCGTTGATGGTTACATCTTGTAATGCGGGAACTGCCAATGGTGTTCCCATGGCAATAGCAGTTGCAGGATCGCCTGTGATAACGGCTGCTGGGCTTGCGGCCCCAATGACGTTAATCTGTAGAACGACCTGCGAATTGGTATTGCCAGGACTTGGTGAATAAAATGCCATAATTGGCTCCTTGTTATGTTAGTTTGGTAAATCTAAATGTTAACTCTGTGACCAACACATCTTGAGTATAGTCAGTCTCAACATCAACTTCTCTACGAGCATAGCCCGTGATAGTGTCAGCGTCTTTGGCTGTTCTAAGATCAGATACGAGGGTTTCATAGTTGGCTGGTAATGATTTTGCATCTGCAGAAAAATATAATCTGACTGTGGTCACTTCATCGCTGATTGATATAGCATCAAGAGTTCTTATAATTGCTTCAGTGGCATACTGTGGGATATCCACGTATATGCTTTTGACATTCTTCAAATATAAGGCCACACCACTATCGCTGAAAGGCAATTCCGTGGAAACAATAAAGCCTCCAAGTGAAAGGTTCTGGCAATAGTCAATGATCTCTTGTCTCATCTTATTCTCTTAGGGTTATAGAAGCCTGGTGATTTCTCTGACGATTCAACAGTGTTGTCATTGTCAAAGTCATACCAGTCTCCTGCTGAAATTAACTCTCCAAAGAGAGTTTCAGCCTTTTGAGTGTAGTATCCCATCTTTTGCCTTTCAGCGTTATCCTCATTGCCAAAATCAGCTACGCCAGGCAATATGAATTCTGAAAGCGCAGTATACACACATAGGTCAGTGAAGTCGTTGACACGACCCTTGATTCTATTTGCGTTTACGGCTGGGATATCAGCAGTGGTGTTATAGCTAATGCTACTATCACGTTTAACGTAATAGGCCTTCCACCACGCACTGGCACGCAACTTTGCAAGTATACGTTCAGTGGCGCGGACTAGATGACCATCAATTATATCGTCAGATAGGCTTTCATTTGTGAGAAACAATCTTTGATCTTTGTCTACCACATCTTGAAACTCTGCGAAACTTGTTACAGTTCCTGATTCAGTAACGAAAGCCATTCTATTCTCCTAATCACTCAATGCTTGAGTCAAAAATGCCTTGGATACCAGCATTGTCATACAATTCACCAACACCATAAATTGCGGAACCTACAATGTCAAAGCCACGCTTGGTTGCTTCACGCTGTGATTCAATACGGATGTCTTGCATCATGGCTAGACCCAATGCGTCACGGTGGAAAATACCACAAGCATAGTCGCCTGCGCCGCCGCCGCTGGCAGATGTAGCACCAACTAGACTGCTCTGATACACAGGAACGCCACCTAGTGTGCCCATGAAGCCATTACGCAATGCGTCATTACCAACCATACTTGCTGGAGCAGCAAAAGTAGATGTCAATGTGCTGGCAACATCATAGGCTACATTTGGATGTAAAACGATGGCACAGTCATTGCTGGTGTCATAGCCTTGGCTGCGTAGTTTAGCAATGGCTTGGAATAGCAATGCTGGAGTAGCAGTTGTAGAAACACCACCAACATATCCACTAAAAGTATCAAATTTGGCTAATAGATCGCTGTCCATCTTGCGAGCGATTGCTTCGCCAAACAAACGACCAATGTCTGCAACCACATTAGAACTTGATGCCATGATGGCCAAGTCACTGATTTGTGCGGTCAAGCCAACTTCGCTGACTGTTAGGATAGCGCCGTCTGTGCTTACTGCTGTAAATGAAGGCGCAGTGCCTTCAGTTAATGCTGCCGCTGTCTGCTTGGGATAGATAGGAACTGTTACAGTCTTACCTTGTCCTGGTGACAATGTGTAGTTGCGAACTAGACCACGCATAATGGACTTTTCGCTTGCCACGAATAATGCTTCTGCAACGATACTTGGCAAGAGGTCGTTGAGGGTTGTTGTGTTAGTAATAGTCATTTAAGACTCCTTTGTTAAGTTATTGAAGACCTTGTGTCTTTCTATGTTCTCTATACAAGGCACGATGTTCTGGGTTGTTCATATCCAATTTGGTTACATCCAACGGAGCATTGCCCTTGCTTACTATATTGCTTTTGGAATTTGTAGTTGTAGGGTTAGCAAGTTTGAAATGCGGATTGGAATCTAAGAATTCTCGCACTAGGTCCTCAACGCCAAGACCTTCGCCTTTGTCGTTATAACGGACACTCCCCTTGGTGTCTACTACTTCTACATCACCGTTGTCATTAAGTCTTACATTAGTTGATAATAGAGCCTTAACCTGTTCAGCATTTACTGCATTATATTTTGCGGCGGCTGAGAGAATAGGCACATTCACTTTGTATTCTTTAATGACGTTATCTCTCTTGGAGATTTCAGCATCTTTTTTGGCAGCTAATTCTTGTAGTGTCTTTTCAAACTCGCCACGCTTGATTGCTTCTGCTTGCTGTTTCTTTTCAAACTCTGTTTTAATAGAGCGAAGTTCTTCAGGGTCGCCTAGGTCTTCGTATGGCTTAAGAAGTTTCTTTTCTAATGAACCTTTCATACGGGCCATCATGTTGTCTACTTCTTGTTGACTATAAGTTTTTGTCGCTGGTGCCTGATTTTCAGTTACGCCTGTGGCATCAGTTGCCGTGTCGTTTACCAATGTATTGTCTGACATTGTGCATCGCCTCCCTTTAAGAGTGTTATAGTGTTATTTATAAAAGGCTAGCACAATCACACTATAAATGACTGTGCTAGCACCTGATTCGCTCCCAGGATTATAATTTATTTCTTAACGCCGTCAACTGCTGTCTATTTTGTTGTATGAGAACCTTGACTGGTGTTGCAAACTCTCCATAACCTGGATATGAAAACAACCATTCAGATTCTTGATCATCGCAGTCTAATTCTTCTGCCATTGCTTCAACAATGTTATCTGGGTAGTCTACAATGTACATTCTAGCCTGATAGTTGCCCAATGGCTCTAGTGTATCTGTGTCACTCCAATGCTCTATGCTAATGGCACCTTGTTTGTAGGCTTTAAGACTCCAAGGGCATTCTTTCTGTATGCTCTCAAAGTATTCTAGCCAATTAACGCTTTGGTGGTTTCTTACCACGTCCTCTTCCTCTTCCTGGCATAGTCTTCTCCTTAGTTGTTGTTTCTTGCGGCTTCAGCGGCAGCTTTCACAATGTCTTCTACTGTGATACCTGGCAGTGCTGCCATAATCTCAGCATTGGTCATACCAGTCATAATCATTTCTTGTATCTCAGCCATCAGTTCAGCAGTCATCACGCTGGCCATTTCTTCATATGGCTCCCATTTAGCACACCAGTAGACTGCACGAACGGGTGCATCAAACTTGGTGCAATATAATTCGCCTGGCTTGTAGTATTCACAGTTGCCACAGTTCTCGCCTGGTGGAACTTCTGGGTTAGTTGCAGGTTGGTAGGCCGCTGGCAAGTTGCTGTTGATCACTTCTCCATCAGGATATAGTCTGCCTGGCTGTGGATTAGGATCAATGAATGGTAGATATTCTTTTTCTTCACCCATCCACTCTAGGATATGCTCATCTATCTTGCGTAGAACTGCAGGGTCAGTGGCAGTGTTCTTGGCAGTCTGTAGTTGTGTAATTTCTTGACCAGTGTCACGAATGTTGAAGCTGCCTGGATAGTCAATGCTACCAGTCCAGGTTGTGCCCATATACTTAGACCAGATGGTCCACAAGTGTTCTTCTGCTAATTCTAAATTGTCTGCCTTTTCACTTAGGCGTGCATTCAACAGTTGGAATTCTGTTTCCATAGCAACACCACTCATTGTTCTTGATTCAGTAGCACGAACGGCACCAGTGTTGGCCATCTTGTCTATTGAACTGATAGCGTGTTCAATTGATTTGTAAATTGAATCAATACTTGCACCACCAAACTCCAACACATAGGGCTTCAAGCCTGGGTCCAAGTTCTCTGGCATATTGATGATAGCGCCAGCACCAACACCTGCCTGTGTCTCAGGTGTCTTGACTAGGCTAGGGTGACTGTCCATACGTATTGACTGTTCTACTTCTGAGGTAGCATTGTAGATAAACTTCTGTGCATCAGCAATGTCAGCGATGTCACTAATACCAAAGCCACGTATGATGCTTCTGCCATTGTAGACACACACTGCTGGTATCATACCTAGACCATTGACTTCTTCTACTGTTTCAATAATTTGATCTCGCTTGGTGTCAACTACTGTGGTGGTCACTAGGTCTGGACGCCAAGTCTTTACAGTCTTAAGTTCGCCTGTGGTTTCTTCTAGGTAGCGTAGATATCTTAATTCAACACGACCGCTTGGAGCACGACTATATTCCCAGTCTAGCACAACCATTGGGGTTAGTAGACTCACATAAGGTCTAACACCCTGTGCCTGTTCATCTGCCACAGTGACTGCACCTACATTGGGCTTGGACACTATGATCCAAGCGTGACCAAATACTGAAGTCCAACAACTCACATCTTTCATAAATGCGTTGAGACTGCGACCATCAAAGTCTGCATCACGTAAGAAGTCTTCAAGCTCTGGCATATATTCAATTGAGCCAAACTCTCTAACTGGATCTTCACGGAACAAGAAACTGTTATAGACTGATATCACTGACTGGCAATGATTCTCTAAGGGTGTTGAACGGATACGAGCACGATACTCTGCATCTGTTTCCAGTTGATAGCGTGTTAGATGATTGGCATCTTTGTATTCTTGACCACCAACATACGATTCTAATAGATACTGCCACTGTGGGAAGTAGGTTTCATAGAGTAGATTGCCTTGTAGCAAGGCTCTAAGTTCGTTTGATAGTGTTTGAATTATGTTCATTTATTTGTCCTTGTTATGCCACACGATGACCCCAGCGTTGTGGCACTAGGAGTTCAGGGTCTTGATCTTTACGCACGGGGAATAGATAGTCAACTGCATAACCTAATGCATCATTCATATGGTCATAACCACTGTCTTTGTCAGGTTGGCTGGTGCCTTCCTTATAGGTCTGACGCTCTAGTCCCTCAATAGTGTATTTACACTTAGGGTCAATGATCAGGTGTCTAATGCCGCTGGAACTACACAAACGACTGTTGACTGCATTGATACGATCACGGACTGGTGTATGACTGCGGGGTGCTTTGACCACAAAGCCTGCGTTCTGCAATATCATAATGTCAGTTTGTCCGCCCGCTGAAGTCTTGCGTTGACTGCCAGCAGGATCAGGGTAGACCCAGATTTTGCTTTTGGGATATCGTTGTTTGATTTCAGCTACCATCTCTTGGGTATTAGAACCAAATATTCTTATTTCATCTATGACGTGTAAGGTGTCGCCTGTTCTAGTAGCAATCACTGCACTCATTGGGTCTATGTTGAAGTCCATACCCACATAGACTGCATCAGGAGTTAGGCCTTGATATTTCACCACATTGAGGGCACGATCAAAACTATAATAGATGCGACCTGTAAAGGTTTCAAAGCTGGCCATATACTCTTGGCGG